TGGCTCGCTCCGGTGTGGTGGCCTTGGCGTCCTTGACTTCTTCAAGGATTTCCAGCGTGCTCATGGTCTCGTCTATGTAAGAACATGAGCCGGTGCCAATGTCCGGATGGCTCCGGACTGCTTCAATGATTGCGCCTGCTTGCGCTAAGTCCATGTCTGCGCCTCCGTGTGTAAGATTCCGGAGTCTCCACGGTAGCACGATTCGGGCGCGGTTGTAAATGTGTTCTAAACCCTATAATAGGAACAGAGCACTGTATACAGTACTCAGTAACCAGAGCACTGTGACCGTTAGGGAACAGTGCTCTGGTTTTCTGTGGTCTAGGGCCCGAGCGTCTCCGTCCAGGACGTCGACGTCGGGCCGGTCGATGGGGCCCGAGCTGCTTTGTTGTTGGCTGGTGGTGAGGGCTTCCGGTGTCAGGTGGGCCAGAAGTCCCGGGGAAGATTCCAGGGGCCTTAATCGGGCTCTGGTGCACGCCTGGGCCCGTTCAGGGCCCTTGTTTTCGGTCGTTCTTGGTGGTTTACTCGGTTCCGGAGGTGTTCCCATGGCAACAGAGGATAACGAACTATTCGAGTTAGTCCGGCCAGGACTAGGGCACGACGACCAGGACGACCAGGGGGATCCGGTCGACGACCGGGGGAGTGAGTTGCGGCGGATGATTGCAACTACCGCTCCTTCGCCTGAGCGAAAAAAAGCGCTCCGAGAGTTGTCCATCTGGGATAGGCAACAGCGGTTCCTTGAGGCTCTGGAGACGACTCCAGGGGTTGTCCATGCTTGCGAGGCTTCCGGAGTATCTCGGCGAACGGTCAACGATTGGAGGCCGCTGATAGGCTGGGCTTCTTGGCTAGGATGGACGGGGCCCGGGAGTCGTTCGCGGATAGGCTGTTGGCGCTCTCCTGGTCACTGGTGCAACGTCTGCGCCCGGGTCAATCTCCCGTGCTGTTGCTGTCCATGCTTAACTTCTACGTGGCCGGCTTCCGTCCGGCAACAGCGCCAGAGCCCATCGATGCCAGGACTACGCTGGCGGAGTTGCGTGCGCTGTCCGCGTCCACGGTAGAATCCGCGAATTCCGCTGACACTGTGACCGACGCCGACCGGGCCATTGCCCAGGCGCAAGCTCTGCTGCTTTCCCGGGCCGGATCGGCCCAGGTGGGCCCACTGGGCCCGGAGGCCACCGACCAGGTCGACGAATAGGGCGCGGTCGGGACCAACCTATCCGGAGGTTTTCCGTCACTCGGTCGACGGAATCCGTCACCCAGGCACCGGGCCCGGGGGCATGGCTTGCTAGATACGATGTTATATTAGTAGGTACCCGTGACGATTCATTTTGAAACAAAAGGGGGGTTGGTGTAATGGCAGTTAAACCATCACCGAAAGGCAGTAAACCTAAGACAAAACGGGAGCGTGAGCACGCAGCGAACAAGATTGAGAAGCAACGTGCGGATGCCCGTAGATCTGAGTTAGCGAAAGCTAAACGAGATAGAGAAGTGGATGCTGCTATGGTTGAGTGGCAGAGGGCGGCAGACAAGGCTCAACGTAACATGGGGCCTGATATCCCAACGAAGAAGATAGGGGTAAAGAAAAAGCCTGAGACACCAGCGGAGCGACGTGCAAGACTAAAGGCCCGTGATAAGCGAGCACTGGGGTTGAAGTAATGACTGAAGGACACCAGCCACAGACACTGTGTGAGTACTTCTCGCAGTGGGAAGAGTTCGAGGATACAGTGTTCTATGATGAGTTCGATGCAGCGTTCGTGGGGTTCGGGTGGCAGTTCAATGTGGGGCCGGTAGCTATATACAATCAGGACCTTGTGATGGACATCTTGAAGGCTCGTGGCATGGATGAGGAAGGGGCTCTGGAGTACTTCAGCTTCAATATCATAGGTGCGTATGTAGGGGAGCGTACCCCCATCTTCTTGACTAACGTCAATGATGGGGCTGTGCAGGATTTCTTGAAGCGTAAGATGGGGGCAGAGATCAGTGGATGGTCTCGCGAGATACATCCTGGGGCGGTGACGGAGATAGGCTGATGCCATTGACTGAAGCTGTAGTAGATTACTTATTCGACAAGGTGGAGTTCGAGCCTACGCCGTTACAGCGTGGGATATTGGAGTGTCGGAAGAGGTATGTGCTGGTCAGCGGGGGTGAGCAGGCTGGGAAGAGCATGGTAGCGAGTAAGTATCTGCTGAGTCGGTTCATGGATACTGAGGGGCCTGGATTGTACTGGTTGGTAGCAGCGGACTATGAGCGTACACGAGCTGAGTTTGATTACCTGGTGAGTGATTTCGCTGCGTTGGGGGTTCTTGCTGAGTCTACCAAGCGTGTTGATCCTGGGAGGATAGTGTTAGCGGACGGGACGCGGATCGAGACGAAGAGTGGTAAGGACCCCCGCACACTTGCTATGAGGGCTCCTAACGGGATAGTTGGCTGCGAGGCTAGTCAGTTGGACCATGAGACGTTCTACCGGATACGGAGTAGGTTGGCGCCGAAGAAGGGGTGGATGTTCCTGAGTGGGACCATGGAGGGTTCGCTTGGGTGGTACCCGCAGTTGGCTACTGCGTGGCAGGCTGGAGCTGGGGAGGAGCGTAGTTTCACGTTACCTAGCTGGAGTAACCATCACTTGTATCCAGGTGGGCGAGAAGACCCAGAGATACTGGCGTTGAAGGATAACAGTCCTGATGAGTTCTTTCTGGAGCGGATCGAGGGGATACCTTGTCCGCCTACTGGTCTAGTCTTTACGGAGTTTCGTGCTGATCTGCATCTGGATGATGTCAAGTACGAGCCTGGCTTGCCGGTGCATCTGTGGATGGACCCTGGGTATGCGGGTGCGTATGCGGTAGAGGTCATTCAGATCGTAGATGAGCAGATACGAGTGATCGATGAAGTCTACGAGCGAGGACTTGTTACTGACGAGGTTATTAGAGTTTGTCAGGCCAGAGAGTGGTGGCAAGACGTGCAGTTTGGGGCGATTGATATTGCTGGGACTCAGCATCAGGCTATGGCGGCGCCGGCAGAGGTCTGGATAAGGGAGACCGGGTTATATCTGGCGCATGAACGTGTGCGGATAAACGAAGGTACTGAGCGTCTCAAGGCTTTCTTCAAGCCTGATCCGCTCACTGGTCAGCCAAAGATAGTGATATCACCCAAAGCAGAGGGGGTACTTAGTGAGTTAGGGGCATCTCCTAACCCATTTGACGGCCAAACCCGCGTATATAAGTGGAAAACAGACCGGGATGGTAATATAGTGGGGCAGACCCCTGAGGATAAGTACAACCACGGGGTTAAAGCTCTGATATACGGGATCGTGGACAGGTTCGGGTACGGGTCTGTGCGTGATCGTGAGCGTATCAAGGTTAAACATTGGTGATGTATGGCTAAGTCTGATTGCGATCCTGACGATATCATGCACGCAGTCCAGCGCCATGCTGACGAGACTGAGGCGCTGCGTGACCGGATGGAAGAGGACTACGACATCTATCGTCTGGTCCCATATGATGCTGGTGACGGATATCAGTCCTATACCAGCAATGCTCCCCAGACCTATGCAGACAAGATCATAGGGTGGATATCTGCCCATAGGATGGTCTTGCGTGTCCCGCATCGTGGAGACAGACTCCAGGAGCGGGAGCAGAACGATAACAAAGAGCGGTTCCTTATCGGGTTATTACGTGCTGTAGATGAGGAATTGAGCAACCAATTGTTGCCTCCATTGCAAGCACAATTGGCCTGGTTCATGTGTTTACGAGGTTGGTATGCCGGCAGAGCTCTATTCGCTAAGGAAGAAGATGGTTCTACCTATGCCAGTGTGATGCCGTGGGACCCGCTCCATACCTACTGGAGTATGGGGCACCGTGGTCTTGATTGGGCGTGCTATAAGACCAGGCGCACGTTACAGGAGGTACGGGCAGAATATCCCAAGTTCGAGCTTGATGAGTGGACCATAGGCAACGAGAATCCAGACGAGTTCGGACTGGATGTCTATGACTACTATGACCGGGAACAGAACTGTGTGGTCATCCAGGGGAAATTCGCTAAGCGCCCCCAGGAGCATGGAGCTGACCGGGTGCCGGTATTCCTGGGTATGGTTGGGTCTCAACCACCCCTTCAGGGGCGGTTCAATGGCCGGCTAGACCCTGACATGATCGCTGACTATGGTGAGTCGTTGTTCCGGTCTAACCGGGAGTTATACGAGAAGCACAACTTCACCATGTCGGTGATGTTGGAGATGGTTGCCAGGGCCCAGAAACAGGGCCTGATAGTGCGTTCTAGGGACGGATCGAAGACTTTAGACGAAGATCCGTACCAGGCTGGTACTGAGATAAGTCTCGGTGACGGTGAGAATGTAGAGCCGTTAGGGTTGCTAGAGATAGCCAAAGAGACTGGCGCCTATATGGGTGTCGTAGCTGGTGAGATCCAGCGTGGTTCGCTGCCATTCTCGGTATACGGTGAACTGGAATTCCAGCTTTCAGGGTTCGCTATCAACACTCTCAGGCAGGGCATCCAGACTGTCATCGAGCCTAGATTGGATTCTTTGAGAGACTGTTATCGTCAGATAACGAATATACTCTCTGACCAGTATGCGACTGGTTCGTTCGATACGGTCGAATTATCTGGCTGGGGTAATAACCGTCAGTGGTTCAGTGAAGAGATAACCTACGAGATGATCGACGGGGTAGGTGCTCCTGAGATCGACTTTGTGGGTAACTTGCCACAGGACGAGATGACCAAGATGAGCATGGCCCAGATGGCCCGTGAGGGCCCACAGCCGTTGCTACCAGATGTGGTCATACGTGATGAGATCCTGGGGCTGCAGTCTGCAGACGAGATAGAGAACCAGATCAAGGAGCAAATGGGTGAGCGTATGCTGCCTGAGGCTGCTTTGTGGTCTATCTTGAAGGCTACCGAAGACCGTGGACGGCCTGATCTAGCCCAGTTCTATATGGGGCAGCTGCAGGAAGTCTTGATGCAGAAGCAGATGATGCAACAGCAGATGATGATGCAGATGCAAGGTATGGGACAAGGACAACCTCCTGGTGCTCCTGGGCCTGGTATGCCTCCTCCTGGTCTTGGAACTCCTTCTCCCGGTGGTGCAGGACCAGGAGCCACTCCACCTGGTCCTGCCCCTACTGGGGTGAATCCGGAAGTCATGCCGGCGCCGGGGATGGGAATCCCGCCGCCAGCACCAACTCCTCCTGGGATGCCAGCAGTTCCTCAAGGGACCCCGCGCCCAGGAGCTCAAGGTGATACAGAGAGACTTAGAAGACTGGGTCTATTCGGACCTGGAGGTTAGTTATGGTAACGATGAAATTTGATCCGGATTTTGGCTATATAGCAGTAGATGCAGCAGGGAATTTGCATGATGCTGCAAATGCTGCGATACAGGCAGAAAGAGAATTACGTGGCATAGACGTGCGTGATCCCGGGATGATGTATCGCCCTACTGTGACAACTACTCCAGGAGCAACGCCGGATCAAGCAGCAACCTACTCAGCAGGATTCGGCCAGATCGCTGATCCTATCATCACATTAGCTAACCTAGCTAAAGATCCTGGTGCTTTAAGAAGAGAAACCGGGCAAGTAAATAATGCTGCCATTCAGCTCATACAATCTATACAAGATGCTGCTCAGAAGATGGAAGTAGACCCATTGGCTGCAGCTCTAGCACAGCAGGATCTAACTCCGTATTACGAGGAGGAAGAACCACAAGGACCACAAAATCTAGAAGGCGACCTAACTATAGCCGATGGCGTTCAGTATAGATTCACGAATGGTACCTGGGTAAAGGTTGAGGAATCAGGCGCTAATGGTAATGGCGCTAATGGTAATGGTGCTAATGGTAATGGTCCACAAGAAGGAGATTTACGTACAGACGAGAATGGCGTTCAGTATAGATTCACGAATGGTGCATGGACACAAGTTGAAGCTGCTCCAGCCGCTGGAACAACTAATACGCCAGGTTTTGTAGAAGCCTGGAACAACATAGTACGGGGCAACGTAACCAGTCTTGCTGAGATAGAAGAGATACTCTCTACTGGAGGATTCACTCCGGAAGAACTTGGTCAATTAGCCCAACAGGCCGCAGTTTCATTGATGAACAATGCGCCTCCTGGTTCAGACATGGGCGCTGTTCAGATGGACATGGAGAGTATCTGGAACAAGTTCGTAGCGCCTCATAGCGGTTCCGAGCCAGGGCAATTCACAGCATGGACAGAGAGCATGGGCTGGACCCCTGTAGATAGTGCTACTAGCCAGGATGCTGGAAGAGTATCTTTTGAAGTAGGCCCCAGTGGTCCAGGAACTGGACAGTTAGATCTAGGTGGCTACTGGTCTAAACTATTTGAAGGAACATTCGGAGAAGGCGGTTCTCTGGGAGGCAGTTGGGAGCAGAAAGTAAACCAGATAGCAACTGCTCTGTATAAGAATCCAAATCTATGGGCTGAAATCCCGGGTATGGCCGGGTTGGATCCTGCGGACTTCAATCTGCATAGCATCAAACAATGGCTTACTGATACTGCCTGGGGTTCTATATCAGAAGAAGAACGTAATAGGCTGACTACTACCTATGGTGGTGATAGTGAGCCACCTGGTGTGTATACGATCCAGGCAGCTCCTAGCTCAACAGCAGCTCCTGGAACAGTCGTAACAGGGACTCAGCCACCTGGTGCTCAGCCACCTGGGACTCAACCACCTGGTGCTCAACCACCTGGGACTCAACCACCTGGAACTCAGCCGTCTCTCTTTGGCGTTCCGATGCCTACTCCAGGACAGACCCCGGCGCAGCCTAAAAC